GAAGCAAAATAATGCAATGAAAAATCCTATCCATGTTAATAAAATTATAGAAGCAAAGAAGGGTATCAAATACCTAAATAAGAATGGTAAAAGAAAGATGGCAGTTCCTAATACAGAAAAATGGAATATTCTGGTTGAACAAGGATATAAAGAGGGTTATTAATGTTTACACAGTTCTACAACGAAGCAATTAGAAAATTAGTAATTGGTTTCGGTTCTTTATTTAATGATATTAGAATTATTAGAAAAAATCCTGATGATACTACTAAAGAAACTATCCGTGTGCCATTATCATATGGTCCGAAGGAAAAATTTATTAGAAGAATTGCAGAGAGTAGTAGTATTTCCAATACTTCAAAAGTTCAAATAACTCTTCCTAGAATTGGGTTTGATATAACAGGATATGCTTATGATCCTTCAAGAAAGACCAACAAATTAAGAAAAAGAAAAGTAACAAGTACGGACGGTACAAATTATTCTTATAGTTACAACGAAGTACCTTATATAATAAATTTCGGATTGTATGTATTTACTAGAAATCAAGATGATAATCTTCAAATTATAGAACAGGTTCTACCATATTTTACTCCAGAATTTGTTGTATCGTTTAACATGAATGATGTTAATAAAAAGGTGGATGTTCCTATTGTACTTAATTCTGTTTCAACTATTGAAGAATATGAAGGAGAGTTTGATACTCGAAGAAATATAACTTCATCGTTTGAATTTTCTGCTAAGACTTATGTTTATGGGCCAATTAAAACGGGTAAAATTATTCTTACTTCTGAAATTGATATATTCGGTGAATCAGACAAATTTAATTTTCCTGTTACTGGCGCACATGATTTAAGAATTGGTATTACGGGTGGATATACAGGAGCAGGTTATACTGCTGGTAATGAGATTTATGGTGAGTTCTATTATGAAACATAAAAAAACAGTAGATGAAAAATTATCGAAAGCACTAGATATAGAATTTAAAGATGGAACTAAAGAAATAGTTCATCCACCTAATGCTAAAGTAGTAGAAGTAGAGACTACCGACAGCGAAAAGGACTATTGGTTGGTTCGTCAGAACATGAAGGAACTTATCAAACAAGGTGAAGATGCAATTGAAGGTATTTTAAATGTAGCAATTCAGGGGGATGCGCCTCGGGCGTATGAAGTTGCTGCTCAGATGATTAAAACTGTTTCTGAAGTTAATAAAGATTTAATGGAACTGCATAAGAAAGTAAAAGAGATTGATAAAGAAGATATAATTCTTAATCAGCACAATACAACCAACCAATCCATTTATGTTGGTTCTACTAGTCAATTACAAGATTTAATAAATCAAGAACGAAGTAGAACAAAAGCAATTACAGATGATTCAATTATGGATACGGATATTATAAATGACTGACAAACAGGGAGGGTATTTAGGAAACACCAATCTTAAAGAGGCTGGTATTGATATTCAATTCACTGAGGAGCAGGTGAAGGAATATATGAAATGTTCTAAAGATCCTGTATATTTTATTGAGAAATATATTAAAGTAGTTTCACTAGATGAAGGACTTGTTCCATTTAAACTTTATGATTTTCAAGAAGATATGGTTGAAACTGTTCACAATAACCGATTTGTGATTGCAAAACTGCCGCGGCAGAGCGGAAAATCGACGACAATGGTTGCATATCTTTTACATTATATATTATTCAATCAAAATATGAATGTTGCTATTCTTGCTAATAAACAATCTGTTGCTAAAGATATATTAAGTAGATTACAACTCACATATGAATATTTGCCTCTCTGGTTACAGCAAGGAATTGTTGAATGGAATAAAGGTAGTATTAAATTAGAAAATGATTCAAGAATTATTGCATCTTCCACATCATCTAGTGCTATTCGCGGTGGAAGTTATAATATTTTGTTACTTGATGAATTTGCCCATGTCCCCACAACTATAGCAGAAGAATTCTTTAATTCGGTTTATCCCACTATTAGTGCTGGACAAAACACAAAAGTTATTATGATTTCAACACCAAACGGTTTAAACATGTTCTATTATTATTGGAAAGGTGCAACAAAGAAGCCTGGAGAAGACGGAAAAAATGACTATATTCCTATAGAGGTTCAGTGGGATCAGGTTCCCCAATATCCCGGTGGTCCGTTGCGTGACGAAAAATGGAAAGAAGATACTATTGCAAATACTTCAGCCTCTCAGTTCCAGCAAGAATTTATTTGCGATTTTATGGGCAGTCAAAACACATTAATATCATCAGCAAAACTACGGGCATTGAATTGGTCAACCCCAGCAACCAAAGATGCAGATGGGTTATGGATATATGAAGAGCCTAAAGAGGATAGAGATTATTTTATAACGGTTGATACCTCTCGGGGACAAGGAAAGGACTATAGTGCATTTGTGGTAGTAGATGCAACAGATATGCCATATAAACTTGTTGCACGGTATAGAAATAACACAATTTCCCCTATGGTTTATCCTACAGTTATTAGAGCAGTTGCTACAAAATATAATCACGCACAAGTTTTAGTAGAAATTAATGATATTGGCGGACAAGTAGCAGATGTTTTATATAAAGATTTAGAATATGAAAATGTTATGATGACAATATATAAAGGAAGAGCGGGACAGGTTATAAATGGTGGTTTTGGTGGTTCAGGAAAATCACAATCACAGTTGGGTGTAAGGACCACCACACCTGTTAAAAAATTAGGTTGCTCTATACTAAAAAGTTTAATTGAAGAAGATAAACTTATAGTAGAAGATGTGGATTGTGTGAACGAATTAATCACTTTTGTTGCAAAGGGTAATTCTTTTGAAGCGGATGATGGGCATACAGACGATTTGGTGATGTCCTTGGTGTTATTTGCATGGATGACTAGACAAGATTATTTCAAGTCTTTAACAGATAGTGATATTCGCACACAGATATATGAAGAAAAAATTAGGGAAATTGAAGATGATCTTATGCCATTTGGTTTTGCTTCTGATAGTTTAGAAGACGGGGAATGGGATGGAGAAGATAGGTGGTTTCCTGTATAGCAACAGAAAATTGTAATTTTATACATAAATAAAACAAGCACCTCTAAAAGATGCAAAGTATAGTACAAAAATGTGTTAAAAATGATAATTGTTATCACTTAGATAGATAAGGAATAATATTAAAATGGCAAGACCAAATGTAACAGTATTAGTTGACGATCAAAGTTTTGTTATACCATTCACCGAATCCGGTTCTCTTACGAGGGCTGGTATGATTTCGCATAATGGTTTAATTCAATCATTAGGAAATACTGCGGAAAATAAAACAGGCATTATGACCATTTCTTCGGTAAATGATTGGGTTTCGAGATTAAACAGCACAGAAACACTCCCAGGAGCAGGTCAAGGAAATGCAGCACGACAAATTACCGTGAACGACAGTCATGTTAGTTTAGTAGATACTGCACTTCCTTTCTGGCATACGGTAGGAGGTAGTTCTGCTGAATCTGGAAATACTTTTGCTGGCGGAACATACGCAAGATGGCCATTAGGCCCTACTGGTAACTGGAAAAATGAATGGTGGTCAGCACATAATTATCTACAATATGGTGGTGTTTTGGTTGTTGGTGCTACTGGTACAATTGAAAATACATCAACAATGACAAGTTCTGCAAATGCATTAACAGACAAGCAAGTTCCCCTTGATTTGATGTTTGCTGCAACTGGCGGAACAACTCCAGTATCCTTTGCATCAGATATTGCCTCTACAAGAATGGATTGTATTGCAATTTGTCCTTCTGATGGTACAGTAAGTGCTTCTACTGTGAGTGGAAGTCAAAATGCAGACGAATTTAATGTTGCTGTTCACGGATTCAAGAAGCATCTTGATATTAGTAGAGGTATTAGAGAAGATTCGTTAGATGATTTGGTATATACATCGGTTGCCGCAGATGTTGCTGGATGTATGGCAAGAACAGATCAAACAAATGATCCTTGGTGGTCGCCAGCAGGATTCAAGAGAGGGCAAATTCTTGGAACAGTTAGAATGCATGAGAATCCGAACGATTCGGAAATGGATACAATGTATGATAATAAAATTAATCCTGTTGTTACTTTCCCTGGCGAAGGGACAGTACTTTTTGGAGACAAGACACTTGCGACAAATAGTAGCACATTAAGCCGCATTAATGTTTCTAGGTTGTTCATTTATCTTAAAAAGACTATTGGAGCAGCAGCAAGAGACAAACTGTTTGAATTAAATGACTTTGAAACTAGAATGTCCTTTGTTAATTCGGTTGTGCCGTTACTTAATACTATAAAAGCAAGAAGAGGCGTTTATGACTTTAGAGTAGTTTGTGATGAAAGTAATAATACTGCAACTGTTGTTGATGCAAACCAATTCGTTGCAGATATATTTATTAAACCCACAAAATCTATTAACTTTATTAGAATTAGGTTTACTAATAAGAATACAGCAGACGAATTAGAATAATTTAAAAAATTTATCAAAAATTATTATAAATAGTATAGGAAGAAAAAGTAAAAGGAACCCATTATGGTAAACATGAATGTAGATGCTTTTAAGGCAAATTTTGATGGCGGAAGTCGTGCAAACAGATTTGCTGTTACCGGACAAATAGGCGGGCTGAATCCAGCTCCTATTAATAATATTGTGGTAAAGGCTGGTTCTATGCCAGCGGTTACAGTTGGAATTCTTAGAGTTCCGTTCCGTGGTCGTGTTGTTAAAATGCCTGGTGATAGAACATATGAAGAATGGACATTCACTGTTATGGATGGATTTGATGATAATAGTAATTTTCGAGATAAATTTCTTAAGTGGAATGAAATATTCAACCAACACCAATCAAATACACCAGGAACTCTTTTTTCATCCAATCTGGCCGGCCCGGCAATCGGGTCCGGTATTAATATGAATCATCCCGATTTATTTACAGATTGGAATGTTCA